CGTGTTGGCGTCGGTGGCGACGAGGCCGAGTGCTTTCTCCACCAGTTTGCTGCTAGGCGTGACCCCAGCTGGAAGGCGAACTGTGACGTGGAACTTGGACAGTTGGCGCTTGACATCACACATAGAGTCAAGACGTCCTGTCCACACGTCGGGTGAATAATAGCGAGCCAGGAATGTGACTCCTCGGTCCCCGCGCTGTACAACGCCCGCCTCGAGTACGAGGCCGACTTTGGTGGCTGCCCACTGGTGGTTGGTGACAGACAGGTCAGCGTCCAGTCCATCATCACCAAGGTGGATTCCAAGGGCATCAAATGCTTCCTGGGAAGTGTATCGCCCCCCATCGGCACGGTATGAGTTCCGGAAGCCGAGGTAGGCGGTAAAAGCAGCTCGTAGAGTTTGCGACGTGCTCGTTGCAGAGCAGCCAGATCCATGTGAGGGTCCTTGTTCGAATGTAGTCCCATGAGGGAGTATGCCGATGTTGTCGGCGTTCGTGTTGAGTAAATCGTTAAGCACAGCCCGGTGGTTCTTAAAGGCCTTCATAAAAACCATCCGGTCAACCTGGCGCAAGGCGTGGGTGATTGTCCCGTCCATTCGGTGGTAGTCAGACACGTTGACCATGGCGGCATCCTTGCAGATTTCCGCCACGCGCGTCGCCACCTGGAGGGGCGTCTTGCCGGGACCATACCACTCAAACTGCTTCAAGTGCGCTGAAAGGCACAGGGCAAAAGTCGCCATGGTGAGCTTGTCTTTATCATTGTAGGTCGAAATGTTTCGCGGGTCTTTGACATCCGCGTACGGTTCGCTCTTGATGAAGCACTTGAGCACACGTGGGACACGGAGTCCGGAGACGACGGCCTTGAGTAGTGAGAGCTTTTGGGCTGGGGTAGTTTGCTTTTCGATAACTGTTTCAACATCGAACGGTTCTAGGACCGTCTCACCCACTACATGGCTGACGAAGTCGGCCATGCATTGCGATACAAAGGGGCTGGGCTTGGGTTCCGGCTTCTTGAGGTCATTGATACGACCCTTGACGCACTGCCGCTCCGTAGAGGGCGTGTTGTCAGGTGAGAAGGCGGCGTGGACGAGGGCGCTCATGAATGGCTGCATCTTGTTCTTGGCTTCTTGATCATACAGGCGTGGTTCGAACTGGTAGGTGCGCAGGCAGACACTCACCGGGTAAACGGTGGGCATCTTCGCTGGCGCGCCAGCACGATAGAACTCAGTCAGGACCGCAGCGGTTGCGCGGTCCGTCTTCTCCAGCCAGGACGCGGTCGTTGGCAACATCAGGTTCGTGGTACCTAGACGTGCTACAGTCGCAATGGCGTCTTCCACCTCTGCGGGCACTGTGGCACACAAATGAGTGTCCGGGCGCGCTGTGGTGTACTGGGTTCCTTCCGCCTTGTGGACGCGGAACCGGACGAACTTGTCGCCATTGGCCGCAACCACGATGGGGTTGAAACGGGAGAGAGTCTTAGCTTGAAGGAAGAGCGTGGCAAGGTATGCCGCGAGACCTCTGAAGATACGTATGGGCGTGAGCAGAATCAACTGGCGGCTAAAGCCAACCTGTCTGCGCTCGATCGCGTAGGTGACGGCCCGAACGGGCATGCCGAACCACCGCTCCACTGCCATCAACGAGTCACCGGAGTAATCCCACAGCTGGTGCTTGTAGGTTCCTCCACCGGCAACAATGGTGTTGAGCGTGCCGTCTTCGCTGAAGTTGAAGCTGGTGTCGTCCGTAGACGTGCCAGCCGCGGTTTCAGGGACTACGGTGTAAAGCAAGGTTGGTTTGGCGCGACTCGCAAGAAGCGCCGGCATATCGACGTAATAGTCGACGTCACAGACGTACTCCACGTCATCGAGAGCCGGTTTATCATACCGGTTGGATGCGTTGGTGTCCTTAGCCCAGCGCCACTGGCGCGTTCCGCGTAGGCCCTTTCGCTGGTCGGACTTGGACATCTCCAGAATGAAGAGTCCGCAGCCCATGTTAGCGGTGACTTCGCGAGCGAAGTTGGTGGCACTAGTGCGTAACGCGGCAGCTGTCGCGTGGGTGTGCCCCTGCACGGGTTTGGCAGGGACAAGCATGGTGGTGGCAAACACATCTCGAGACAAATCGGACACAATGGCCGGTTCGCAAGAGAGCATTTCCACAAAGCGTGACGCCGCAGCGCGGACGTCATCTTTCTTCAGCGTGAAGGCGACACGCAACCCCAGGAGGCTAAGCGTGGCGCAAATCGTAAGTCGAGTGGGCTTCATGCTGGTTGACCAGGCGGGATAAGCGCGGGTCAGTGAACGAGTGTTCTTTTAAATCCCGGGGAGGTGACGGCGGACTC